GGCCGATGCGGCAGCATCATTGATCATTGCGCGCACCGGCTTCGTGGCAGCGAGATCGCGGACCTCCTGCGCGAGATCGGCGACACCGCCGGCCTCGCCGCCGTAGCTGTTGAGATCAAGCAGCACCGCCTTGATGCGATCGTCTTCGGCAGCAATCCGCAGCTGCTGCGCGATGCCGTCGTAGCTCTGGAGTCCGCTGCTGGTGCCGATCCAGGTGCCGCGGTGCACGAGGCTGCCGGTGATCGGCAGGATGCCGACGCCGCCATCGATGAGCATGCCGCTACCGCGCATGCTGTCGCGCGTCTCCCAGCGGCCCACGGCCGCAGCGGGGCGCATCACACCTGGATCGTCCGGCGCCTCCACGGCAACATCCATCCGCTGCGACAGCGCCCACAGCACGGCCTGCAATTTGTCCGGTGCCATCAACAATGGCGTGTTGAAGATCCGCGACGCGATGTGCGGCAGTGCGATGCTCATTGCTGCTGGTCCTGTGTGGGCGCCGGCGCGGGGCGCTGAGCGCGGGATGCGCCGAGCTGGACGCCGAGACGCTCGGCGAAGCGCTGCTCACGCGCACGCTGCGCCAGCACTTCTTTCCAGTCCCTGCCGTGCGCGGCGCAGATCTCCTCCAAGGAGACCGCGTCCATACCGTACTCGGTCTCGATGGCGTTCCACTCTTTTTGCGGGTCGATATGTTCCCTGCCGGCGCCGATCCACTCGCAGCGCAGGTACGCCCACGGCATCGTCCAGAAATCGGCACGCGCGCCGGGGATCGGCTGCAAGCGGCCACTATCGAACGCCTCCTCCATCCACGCCGCCGCCTCCATCGTCGCGTGCTGGCCGCACACGAAGTGCCGGCGGGTGCGAATGAATCGCGACGCCTGCAGTAGCCCGGCGCGGGCTGAGCTGTAGTTGCTCTGCGACCAATCGCGACTGAACTCCTCGTAGCTCATATTGAAGCCAGCAGCCATGTGCCGCTGCCAGTAGCGCAGCATCACGTCCGCGTTCGGGCCCGGCTGCTGCGGGCTCAGTAGTTTCAGTGCCTCGCCCGGGAACAGGTGCGGAATTTTCACGCCATCGAAGCGGACGTTGGCCCCTGCGTGGAAGTCCATCAAATCGCCTAGGTAGGCGCGCAGCGCGCTGGCCCCGCCCGTGGTGGCGCCGATGGCGTCGCGTGCGGACTCCAGCGAGGACTCGATGACAGCGGCATAGGTGGCATGCAGGATCGAGGCCTGCAGCTGCGTCTGCTCCATCCGCGACGCCATCCTGAAATTCTGCAGGACCGAGGCCATGCCGCCGACACCGCGCGATTGCCCAGGCTCCTGGTGGTCGTAGATGTGAATGACGATAGGTCGACCCCACGGGTACCGGCGCGGGACACGCTCCCACGTGTAGGCATCCGATCCAGAACCGACGCGCGCGTCGGTGCGCAGCGCTTTGCGGATGTGGTAATGCGATGGCACATCCTGCGCGTCGTGCTCGACGCCGCCGCGGATCTGCGCGGTGTCCTGCGCGTCCTGCGGGTTCGACAGGCGCGCGGGGGAAATCATCCGGAAGCAGGTTCCCCACGGCGTCGCGTCGCGACCTGGGCGCCACTCCGCCAGTGCGAGGGACTCGCCGAACAGAATGCACTGCGACTCCACCATCCGGAGGCGATGGGCCAGCGTGGTCATCTGGCGCGCGCACGAGCCCGCAGTCACCGGATCCTCGAAATACTGCCGATGCAGCGCCTCGGCCTGATCTGCCCATTCCTCGGCCGCGTCCTGATCGACACCGAGCGCGCGCCAGTCCGGCTTGAGGCACAGGCGCAGACCGGTTCCGACTACACTGTCCTGGCGCGTCTGCAGCGCGCCGCTGGCGAGTCCATGATTGCGGCTTAAATCGCGACTGCGCGCCGCGATGGTTTCCCACGGGAACCCGTTCAGCTCGGTGTCGATCGACGCGAGACGCGGCGACCACGACGCGAGCTCGCGCCCGAATCCGGCGGCGCTGTAGGGAGCCTCGGCGCGCAGCGGTTGCCCGTGCACGTCGACGATCTGAGGCGCACTCATCCGAATATCACTCCGACCGGGGCGCGGCGGGATGGGGTCGCGACGCCACTGGCGATCTTGCTGCGGAGATCATTGATGTAGTTCGTCAGGCCGCCCTCGTCGAGACTCACCGCGTAGCGGGTGCGGATGTTGTCGGCCTGCACCTCGGTGACGGCCTGGCCGGTCTGGAGCGCATGCAGTGCGGCCTCAGCTTCCGCCAGTCGCGCCTGCAATTCGGTCAGATCAGCCATTGAGAATCCTCGCAATATCAGCAAACGACCTCTGTGCAGGCGGCGCCACCGGCAGCCCACTGATCAGTGTCGGGTTACGGTCCCACGGCAACGCCCAGACCGGCGGGGAATCCCACCAGCCGGGGCGGTCCAGCTCCAACTGAATGCACAGCGCTCGCGGGTACACCGCGAGATCGAATGCCTCATTGCGTGCGCTGGACGGATTCACCCATCCCGCAGCGGTCCGCACCTCGGCGGTGAACTCGGCGAACACCTCAGCCGACAACCATGTCGGCAGATGGGCAACGCCCTGCCCGTCCGCGAATCTCTCCAAATCGGCGGCGACGGCATCCTTCAGGATGTTCGTATTCAGCATCAGGACCGGCACATCACCGGCGCTGGCGCCGCGGTCTTTTCGACCGCTGGTGTCCGGGTAGGACTCCACCACTCGTGGCGCATCTTTCGATGACGCGCCTTTGACCAACCGCACATTCCAGCCCAGACCACGCGCCTGCAGCCCGCGCCACCACGCATAGGCCTTCTCGGTCACGCTCTCGCTGCGCCCCTCGCGACGCTTGCCGGCGCCGCCGCTGTCGACGGCGACACGCGTGATCGGCATGAATCGGCCGTCCGGCAGTTGGTACCGGCGCTGCACGACGCGCTCAGTGATGCGCTCCCAGTCCTCCAGGTACGTCGCCGGGCTCAGCGGCAACAGCTCGCCGCCCGGAGTCTCCCGGCGCGAGGTCCGCAGCGTGTAGCGGTCGACAACCCACCACTCCCACGGCGCCGTCGCCGATGGCCCGATGCCGATGACCTGCACCACGAACCTGTTGCCCTGCACGTCGACGGCGGCGAGCAGGAAGCGGACGCCCTCGGGCACCGTCTCCTGCTGCCAATCCTCAGCCGCCGCCTGCAGTCTGGCAGCGTCAGCGCTCTTGCCGGCCACTGGCACCCAGAACGGCGCGCCCTGGTCAGTGTTGATCGTTGCTTTGAGCGTGGTGACCTCACCGGTCCGCGCCCAGTGCTCCGCGGCCGCGAGGTGCTTCTGCACCAGCTTGCCCCAGTGCTGGAACACCGCTGCGACGCCGCCGAGCCAATAGCTCGCGACGCTCGACTTTCGCGCGGTGCCGGTGATCTCGCCGCGGCGGTCGATACGCTCGCCCTCCGCCAGCCAGGCGCCGGCCAAATTCATCCGCAGCTTATGCTCTGGCTCGATGCGGGCACCGCAGGCTCGATGTACCGGCAGCTCGTATCGCGCCGTCAGTTGCGACACGCTGTAGCTCTTGAACAGCTCCTTCAGTTCTTCCAGCGGCGGAACGCCGAACAGGCCCACGCCCGGCTCGGCGTGGAAATACTCGCCGCAGTGCGGGCACGGCCAGTACCACCACCCACGGTCGCCCAAGTTGTACAACCCGAGGATGCCCCCAACCGGCGGGGCCTCGTGCGTCCCGTATGGAGCCACCCAGCGTGCATGCTCGGGCTCGACGTCGCGGCCCGGGCTACTCTCCACGCCCACGATGCCGGAGCTGCCCCACGCTTTGATGCGCTGGAGCAGCATCACCCACAACGAGCCCTCGCCGTCGATGTCGTCCGGCATGCGGTCGTAGTCGGTGGCGAAGGCGTCGCGAACCGACTTGGACGCAACCTGCGTTTTGCTGGGCCAGCCGATCTTCAGGACGCTGCCATCGCGCCAGAACTTGTCGTAGGTGTTGTCGTCCCGCGCACGCGGGCTCAGCTTAGCCGCGATCTCTGGGCTGGAACTGATCCAGCGATCCAACTCCTTGCGACTCCAGTCCCTGGCGGTGTCCTGCGACATCTGAATCACCAGCATGTCGGCGGGGTTGCACACTGTCGTGTAGGCGATGCGCCCGCCCAACATGCTGAATGTCTTCAATGACTGCGCCGGCCCGCAGAACACGACACCCTCGACGTGCCGACTCGCCGTCGCGTTCATCGGCTCAACCATGTACGGCGCCGAGCGCGGATCCCAGCCGCCGCTGAAACCACCCGGCGTCGCAATCTTCAGGTACTGCTCCGCGGCCTCAGCAACGGTGACACGACGAGGCGCGCGCAGTAGCTCCGCCGTCGCCATCCTGATCTCGGCAGCGCTGGCGTAACTCATGCCGCATCGGACTCTTGCTGCTGCTGATCGCGGTACATCTCTTCGCGCACCGAATCGACGGTGCGTTGCACGATCTCAACCTGCGCCGGCGTCAACGCGGCGTCGCGCTCGAGGACGTCGGCCAGCGTATCCAACCGTTGCACCATGCCCTTGATGAGCACGGCGAACTCGGCCTCGACCGTGCTGGCCGGCACCAGCTGCCCCTTCTTGCGCTCGACTTCGAGCCGCTCGTTCTCGGACTGGTACCACGCGCGCCGCTCCATCGGCGGCAACCGCGCTGGGTCCATTGCGGAACCCTCGTCAGGCTCCGGGATCCGGCGCTCCAACGACAAACCGAATATCGCCTTGACCGCGTCCCGCAGTCGGTACACCGGGTATCCGCGGACCTGGTCGGCCGGCGTGATGCCAGACGCGTCAAGTCGGCGCGCGACCGTCTTTCGGTCCATGCCGAACTCGGTCGCGATGGTGCTGATCGACACCGTAAACCCGCCGGCGATCTTGTGGACTGCCGCCATTGCGTCGTGTGGTGCTGGTGAGGCCTAGGGGGCCGAAAACTGTCGAAAACCGCGGGCGTGCCCCAC